GGGCGAGGAGCCCCGACACGTTCTGGCCCGTGCGGTCGCCATGCAGGCCGTTGCCCGCCGCGACGCCGGGTAGCTGTCGCCCTCGGCTGGTCAGGGCCGAATACTGGGTGTGTGGCTGGGTGTGTGGCTGGGTGATGTTGCTCTCGCGCGTTGCGTGGGGTTCGGCGCTGCCTGTGGTCGCCACTCTGCCGCACCCTGGAGATCGTCAGATAGGTGCAGGGGGCGGTGAGGAGGCCCCGTGGCGATCGCTCTTGGCTTCGTTCCTCTCGACGTCAACGTGACCCTTGTTCGCGGCGGTGACTTCACCTCTGCTCTCATGGCCTCCGTGCCGTGGCCCGTTGGCGCCATAATTGAGCTGCGGTTCTTTGTCCGGGGTTCCATCATCGCAGCCGCCGTGTGGCCTGCAACGATCGCTGCGGAGCTGGCGTCATGGGACAAGGCTGCGACGGCTGTGCAGGCTGTGATCGACGCGAATCCTCAGCAAGTACGGCTGCACTACGCCGAAGCCGACGGCACCGTGATCGTGTGGGGGCGGGGGTTTGTTCATGTCGCTTGACCTTGCTCCTGGCGTCACTGTGTTGATCGAGCCGTCTAACATGCCGACGCTCGTGATGGCACCACCTCTGTCGACCACGGTTGCAGTGCTGCCCGTGGTCGGACCCCCCGGACCCCCCGGTCCTCCAGGTGGTGAGGTTTTCCGTTACGACCAGACCCTTGCTTCGACGGTCTGGTTGATCGACCACGACCTCGGTCGTTATCCAGCAGTGGTAGCTCTGTACATGCCGGATCTGTCAGAGCAGTACCGAGAATACAAGGTCCAGCACTTGAGTGTCAACTCGCTGCGTGTCTCGATGGATATTCCAACAGCGGGCGTCGCGCTAGTAATCTGACCGAGGAGATGTAATGGCTTCTGGACCGAAGGCGCTGTCTGCACCCGACAATAATGGCCTCAAGACTGTCAACCAGGCTGACGGCACCGTTGCCACTGATAGTGCCACCCTCGGCCAGGTAACCACTGCGGAGACTAGCGCCAAGGCTCGCGCGAATCACACTGGTACACAGGTAGCGACTACGATCTCGGATTTCGACACTCAGGTCCGAACGTCGCGGCTGGACCAGATGGCTGCACCGACCACGGCTTTGCAGCTCAATGCGCAACGGGCCGCTAACCTTGCCGTTGCGACCACCGACACCGATGCTGCGCAATGGGGTCAGGTCAAGGACCTGATCTCTGGGCAGCGAAAGACTGATGTACGACTCGTTACGACGACCAACGACACGCTGTCTGGCCTGGCTGCTCGTGACGGTGTGACTCCGGTAGGTGGTGCGACCCCGGATCGCATTCTGGTCACCGGGCAGACCACGCAAACGGCGAACGGTATCTACCTCGCTGCGTCCGGCGCCTGGACACGATCCCTCGATGCCGATGTCTCGGCTGAGTTCGCTACTCAGTGGTTGGTTACGGTGCAGGAAGGCACCGCTAACGCAGACACGCTGTGGAAGCACTCCACCGACGGCGTAGTCACACTGGGCACGACGGCGCTGGTCATCACCAAGATTGGCCCGATTGCGTCTGGCGCATCTGATGGTTACACTACGACTTCTCCGGCTACTGCTGCTGGTGCCACGTGGACCGTTACGCATAACCTCGGCACTCGTGCGTTGGTCGCTATGGTGGCCAGAGTCGGTTCACCCTTTGATTTCGTGAACGTACGGATTGAGCGGCCAACGATCAACACTCTCGCAGTCCTGCCTGATCTCGCTTTAGCGGCTGGTGAGTACGAGATCATGGTGAAGAAGGTCGTCTGATGGGTGATGTAGAGTCCTTGTCTAAACTCCTACTACCCGGCGATCCGACTACTGAATTGCATGGCGTGCCGAGGCGGTATTCGGACCGTCTCGTACCGTACATACCTTTCAGTGGCAGCTCGTTCTTCGCGCTCGGTGGCGTGGAGACCAGTCCCAGGTTCAATCAGTCCCAAGTGTCGGGCTCCTCGGGTCAACTATGGGTATCGTATTTCCGCGCCATCGCGGATATTACCGTCACCAAGCTCGGAATGGGAAGTGCAAACAATACCGCCGCAGGTACTACCCTGGCACGGTTGGCACTGTTCACCGTCGCTGGTGATGATTCCCTCACAAAGGTGGCTCAGACTGCCTCAGATAACACAATCGGCGGCGCCACATACACCCATTACGAACGTGTGTTGTCCACCGTTGGTGGCTTCCCGGCGTCGTATAACCTCCTTGCCGGAACCAGGTACGCATTAGGCTTCCTGCATGTGGCGACCACTATATCCAATCTTGGCGGGTTCAACTTTTCCTATGATGCCCAGCCCCCAGCGGCGAGCCGGAAGATAGGCGGACAGACCGATATAGCTGCTAGCTATGCTGTCGCCAACCTTCCCTCCTGGTACCTTACCGCCTGGCTGACGGCCCGACCGTAAGGGGGACACATGTCCACTCGTGAGCTTGTAGAGACAACGGAATCGTTTCGACGGTACCGGGTCCGAGACGACGACGGGCAGTATATAGGGACTGACGTAGAGACCATCCCCACTCCGGCGCAGGTCAACGGGGCGACGATCCGCGGTCGGGTCGCAGCCACGCTCAGCGCGAACGCTGCCTACCTGGCGCTTCCTAGCCCTACGAACGCACAGAACGCGGCGCAGGTTCAGCGGCTCACTCGACTGACGACCGCGCTCGCGAAGCTCATGCTGGAGCAGCTCGACACCACGGACGGCACCTGAGCTTCAATGACTCCAGCCCGGTCAGTCCTGGTACGCCACGTCGACGAGCGCGGCTGCTTGCGGATAGAATCCGCTCCGGCCGACGTAGACGTCGCGCAGCAGCGTCGCGTGCCGCATCAGGCTAGCCTTCATCTACCAACAAGGCATCTAGTGTCCTAGGAGGGGGCACGCCGTCACCGCTGGGCCGAAGACCTTGGCGTGCCCCACGAGTGCGTAATCGTCCCCAGTCCGGGTGCGGACTGGCAGCAGGCGTCCTCGATTGTCGGTCTTGCGCGCTCGGTCTCGGGCAAGCTCTTTCGCAAACACATCCTCAACCGCGGCGGGTTGATTCATCCTGCTACAGGTGAGACCATTAACATTGACGATAGCTTCATCAACACTATGAAGCAGAACTTCACCAACCAGATCTGCGATATCGTTCAGGTTCCGTTAGCTAATGACCGCAACGACCATGTCGAGAATCCGGCAGCGAACCTCGGTGAGGTCGTTGGCGTCGAGGATGACGCCAGTACGGGTAAGGTCTATGCGCTAGTAGATGTACGCAAGGACGCTGAGAACTTCGGTAAGACCTACCTAGGAGCATCTGCTTTCTTTCACCTGGACTACCCGGACACGAAGACCGGCAAGCGTGCCGGTCCCACCCTCCTGCATGTCGCGGTGACCAACCGTCCCTACGTCACTGGTCTGGACCCCTATGAGGCGGTCGCTGCTGCGGCCGAAGCCTTTACTGATCCCGCTGTCATGGAATTGAGCGGACGGCCCCCGGAGGGAAACGTGCCACGGAGTCTGGAAGATGTCCTTGCGGAGTTGAAGACCGACCACGACGTCGATGTCGAGGGTCTACGTGCGGAGCTGAGCACGGCGCAGGAGAAGGTAGCCACAGCGGAGGCCGACATATCGGAGGGTGACACAGCTCTGGCCGAGCAGATCGCTGCGACCCTGCGAGGGACCGGTGCTGAGGTCAAGCTCACTGGCACCGAGGTTTCTAGTGCCGACCTGGTCAGTGCGGTGGCCGAGCTGGCACAGAACAACGTGGCTCTCTCCAATGCCCGAGATGAGGCGTCGGACCGCATCGCGGCACTGGAGAAGCGCAACACCGCGACTGAGATCGACGGCTACATCGCGGAAGGGCTCATCCTCCCGGCCAAGCGTGAGGTCTACCTGTCGATGGCGCTGGACCACCGGGAGCTGTTCGACCAGGTGCTCCCCACTGAGCCGCTCGTGGCGCTCGGGGTAGAGCAGGGTCAGTCTCCTCGCGGTGACGAACACAAGCAGCGAGAGATCGACGTCGACTCCGAGATCGCCCGCCTCACGGCGTCCTTGAGCGGTTCGTGAGTCTAGTGGAACTGAGTGGCTTCGGGAGGATCCGTCATGGCGACTGAGTACATCGGCAACAGCATCCCGGCCCCCGGGTTCTACAAGGGGAACGTCTCGACGGATGATGAGCTGCTGGACAGCACGGCGCGCTTCACGCAGAAGGGTGTGACGCTCGCCCCCGGGCAGGGCGCGATCCCGCTGGGCACTGTGATATCTCGCCGGGCGGACAAGAAGTGGATCGTGGCCGCGACGGGTGCGTTCGGGTATCCGCTTCGGGTGGGTGTGAACACCGGTACGGACGTGGATGGTAAGGCGTACCTAGGCAACATCGTGGTCTCCGGCATCCTCAAGCTGGATAGGGTCAAGAATGCCGATGTTGCCGCATATGCGGCAACAATGGGTGCTAGGCGGGACATAAACCGCAATATCCTCGTGTTGTGATGAACAGGCACTTCGTCGTACTTGTCTTTGTTGTTATCGGGAAGGAAGCACAGGGTGCCTGACATCAGTTTACTCGAGCCAACGGTGCTCAGGGGTGTTATAGAGAAGCTTCCTTCACCCGATGCACTCGTCTTGCGGAACCGGCTCCCTGAGTCGCCGTGGCCCTATCCCTCGGCGACGTGGGATGTCATTCGTGGCTCTCGCAACATCGCCAAGCCGAACGTGCCGAACTCCGAGGCGCACATCGTGCCCCGGCTCGGCCGCTCGCAGGAGAGCGCCGCGTTCATCTACATGCGAGAGAAGAAGGTCTTCGAGCCGACCACGATCCACTGGCTGCGGGAACCGGGTCAGCTTGCGGCTACCAATGCGGAGCGCGCAGTCCTCAGAGAGGTCAATGACCTCAACATCCGGTTCGAGAACTTCGCCGAGTACTGTGCCTGGCAGGCAATCCAGGGTCGCCTCATCCTCGACTTCGAGGATGTGCAGGCGGATGTCGACTACAAGTTTGCGCCTTCCCATGTTGTGACTGCCGCCGTCAACTGGGCGACGGCGTCGGTGATTCAGATCGTCGCCAACATCCGGAGCTGGAAGAAGCTGATCCAGCGGGACGGGCAGGTGCCGGCGCGGGAGGCTTTCGCCACGGAGAACACCCTCGCCATGATCTTCACGGCGTTCGCCAACTCCGGGAACGCGGGCGCTGGTCTCATGTCGGACCGGATGCGTGACGAGTACTTCTCCTCCGGCATGCTCCCTGGGTTCCTTGGCCTCAACTGGACGGCCGTCGAGTCCGTCTACGAGAATGCAGCCGGGAACGAGACCCAGTTCTTTCCGGACGGCAAGGTCAGCTTTGCGAACCTGGACGACAATCGGCCGATGGAGTTTTTGATCGGCCCCACTGCTGACGACGAGGCACCTCGCGGGTTCACCGGTAAGTTCTCGAAGACTTGGAAGGATAAGGACCCATCCCAGCGTCAACACTTGCTGGAGTGGAACATCCTCCCCATCGTCACCCGGCCCGAACAGCTCGTCACTGCCAGTGTCGGCCCGCCGCCGGCCTGATCGCGGTCTGA